TAGAGGATTTGGCAAAAAGCCCTAAGGCTACATTTTTTGCTCAATGCATAACTCGAACATCAAAAATGAACGATGAGTGGATTATGGAGATTGGTCAAAGCAGTATCCGCGCCCTCCCTCTTGGGGATGGTGAAAAACTCAGGGGTTTCCGCTTTCAGCGAATGATTATTGACGAGTTACTCTTGATGCCTGAAAAAATCTACAATGAGGTGATTATGCCATTCCTTTCGGTTGTAGACAATCCAACAGAAAGGCAGGAGGTGTATGATCTGGAGACTCAGCTAATCGAGAAGGGTAAGCTGAAGGAGGAGGATAGGAGAAAGTGGCCAAACAACAAAATTATAGGCTTGTCGTCTGCTTCTTATAAATTTGAGTATCTTTATAAGCTTTATCAGCAATATGAGAACTTAATACTGAATGAGAACAAGCAGGATGGGGCGCACCGCACTGTTATGCATTTTAGCTATGACTGCGCTCCAGAACAGTTATATGATCAGAACTTGATTAGCCAATCAAGGGCTACGATGAGTGATTCCCAGTTCGATAGGGAATTTGGTGCAATTTTTACAGATGACAGTTCAGGATACTTCAAGGTGAGTAAAATGGCTGAATGCACACTGCCCGATGGAGAGGGTCAATCTGTAGAGGTCATGGGAAATGCAAAGGATGAGTATATCCTAGCTTTTGACCCATCTTGGTCAGAGAGCGAAAGTTCTGACGACTTTGCGATGCTTTTAATTAAGTTGAACAGAGATATTAGAAAAGGAACTGTTGTCCATAGCTATGCTCTTGCTGGGGCAAATCTAAAAACACACATTCGTTACATGGCTTACCTTTTAACACACTTCAACATCGTTGCGGTGGTGGGGGACTACAATGGCGGTGTTCAATTTATGAACTCTTGTAATGAGAGTGAAATTTTTAAAAAGTTTAACCTAAAACTGGGAACCATGGAGGCGGAACTAGATAAGGTCGCTGATTACGAAAAGAATCTAACCAAACTTAAAAACCAATATAACAAGGGGACTAAGAACTTTGTATTTTTAAGAAAGCCTAGCTCCCAATGGATCAGAGCGGCAAACGAGAGCCTTCAGGCTGCATTTGATCATAAGAAAATATTTTTTGCAGGCGCAGCAATGGATGATGAGTATAACACCCAGAGAAAGGCGCCCATCCCAATTAAAGATTTAAAATTCATTAAAAATGACCCAAACAAGAGTGGTAGCATTGGTGCAAGGATGATCGATTTTGTGGAGCACCAAAAAGACATGATGGACTTAATTAAGGTCCAATGTGCTATGATACAAATTACGACTTCGCTACAGGGCACCCAAAGTTTTGATTTGCCACCCAACCTGAGAAAGCAGAAGGGCGCAGACAAAGCCCGCAAAGACTCTTATTCTGCCTTGGTTCTGGGCAACTGGATGATGAATGTCTTTTATGATATGGAGGATAATCAAGGCGCTCCAGCACAAAGCACCTTTACGCCAATGTTTATTTCCTAACTTTTAAAAGTTGAAAGTTGACTTTGGGGTGTAATATGCTTTACTGTCATGGCGAAAAGAAAATACACCAAAAAGTCGGATTACTGGAATCAGTTCAACGTCACCAGTAATGGTGCAGTTCCCTCAAATCAGGTAGTCCCCGAGTTATTGGGTGAGCCATTTTATACGTCAGACGCAAGTTATAACGACATATCAACAGCTAGGGCTCAACTAGGCTCGTCCCAGCAAACTACAACTCGCACTAATCGGGTTGCTTATCGTAACCCTGTTGACAGGTTTTCTAGCATTAGAGTTGGAATGCTGCCTTACACCTACGCTAGTGATGGCGTGGATGTTAGAGATGGTATTGAGCTTTGTCAAAAAGCTTATGCTAATATTGCCATCTTTAGAAACGCCATTGACATAATGGCAGAATTCACCAATACCGATGTTTATCTAGACGGTGGAACAGCCAAAAGTCGTAAGTTTTTTGAAGAGTGGTTTAAAAAAATAAATTTAACCAGTATCAAGGATCAGTATTTTAGAGAGCTTTATAGGAGCGGGAATGTTTTCTTTTATAGGATAGACGGGAAGTTTAAGGCGGAAGATTATGCAAAGCTAATGAATCAAGTTGGTTCGATTAATCCTACCAACAACAGAATCCCATTAAGGTATATCCTACTCAACCCCTTTGATATCAGTGCTAAAAGTGCAGCAAGTTTTGGTTTTGGTGGCTACGAAAAGATTTTATCAGAATATGAAATCACTCGACTTAGAAGTCCGCAAACTGATGAAGATTTAGATATTTTCAACAGCTTAGATCCAGAAACTCAGGAATTGATAAAGGTCGGCAACTACAGAGGAACGGGCATTCGTATGAAGCTTGACCCGTATCGTTTATCTTTTTCTTTTTACAAAAAGCAGGATTATGAGCCATTTGCCATTCCGTTTGGTTTCCCTGTTCTGGCAGATATCAATGCCAAGCTCGAACTGAAGAAAATGGATCAGGCGATTTGCCGCACAGTAGAAAACGTGATTCTACTGATAACCATGGGAACAGATCCTGAAAAGGGAGGCGTGAACCCTAACAACTTGAAGGCCATGCAAACGCTCTTTAAGAATGAGAGTGTCGGTCGAGTATTGGTTTCGGATTACACTACTAAGGCAGAGTTTATTATCCCAGAGTTGAATTTGGTCTTGGGGCCAGAAAAGTATCAAATACTTAATGATGATATCAAACAAGGGCTTCAAAATATCGTTATTGGTGAGGAAAAGTATAGTTCCACTCAGGTAAAGGCTGAGATTTTCATAGACAGACTCAAGGAGGCTAGACATGGATTTATTAATGATTTCCTACAAAGAGAGATCAAGAGAGTAGCTAAGGAGCTTGGATTTAGATCGTATCCAACCGTCAGAATGAAAGACATTGACATGAGGGATGAGAGTCAACTTATGAAGGTTGCGACTCGTTTGATGGAGCTTGGTATACTAACCCCACAACAGGGAATGGATATGTTCCACAATGGTCGATTTCCTGAGGCTGATAAGATCGGACCTGCTCAGGAGAGCTTTGTGGATGAAAGGAAAGAGGGTTTCTATAATCCTCTCGTTGGCGGCGTTCCAATGGTTACTCCAGAGGGTGGCGGCAATAAGAATGTTACTCCGCGTCAGGCAGGCAGGCCAGAGGGAACAACTGGTATCCCTCAGGAGGCTGCGGCCAAATATTCACGCTCTTCAATACAGTCTACAATATACGAGATTGAATCTCTTGTGGCTACTGGTAGAGACAAGATGGCAAAACATTTGAAGGTTAAAAAGCTTAATGATGGCCAAGACGATGCAGTTAATAGGCTGTGTGAAAGTATAGTATGTGCGAAGGACAAAGAATCTTGGGTAGAAACCCTTGAATCTTGTGTAAAGGATTTCAATGAAATTGAAAGTTTAAACACCTTAAAAGAGGTTTTAGACGTTTCAACTCAACATCAGTTAGAAGAATATCCAGCAGCAATACTTTATCACAGTCATGAAAAAGAAAGTCAAACAACTATTTAAAGTCCGTGGGGAAGAGGTGGAAGTCTTCCTAGTTCCAGAAGACTACGAAATGACGGCAGGCTATGGCCAGCCTTATCCTAATCTCCAAGAACAAAAAAGGGAGATTACCTTCGACCAAGACAAGAAGGATAAGCAGGAGCTTGCCCATGAAACTCTTAAGGACATGGTTAAGCATCACGAAGGTGCTATAAAAAACCTTAAGGCTGAGATTGCTGCACTTCAAAAGGATATGAAGCAAGACGAGGGCGATATTCGCACGGAGTCAGATGCCAACATGACTAAGAAGCAGTATGATAAAATCGATACAAAGGAGCTTAAGAGGGACACCAAGAAGGAAAAGGTAGAGCATGAGAAGGACGCGATAAAGGACGATAAGGGAAAAATCAAAAAGCTAGAAAAGGGTAAACCATCCGAAAAGAAGGATGCAGAAAAGAAGGCTCTCAAGAAGGACATGAAATTTGATAAAGAGTCCAAGGAGAAAATGGAAGCCGAGGTGTCATCCAAGCAAAAATCAGGTCTTGATAAGAATAAGGATGGCAAAATTACCAAAGAGGATTTTGAAATGCTCCGCAAGGGCAAAAAAAAGGCTGACGGAGGCTACGGTGGGGGCGACATGAAAAAGAAGGTCAAGCCTAAAAAGAGTTATGCTCAGATGCTGATGGATATTGCCGCAGAAAGATATAACGGCAAAAAGCGTAGCGAGCTAAAAGATAGTGATTTTCTTGATCCCAAGAGGCGGTCTTTTCCCGTGATGTCTGCTCAAGACGTAAAGGATGCCGTTAGTAGTTGGGGTCGCTACAAGGGTTCCATGACCTTTGATGAATTTAAAGCTAAGTTAATCAAAAGAGCCAAAAAGATTGGAGCAGAAAGCGCACTGCCCAAGACTTATACAGAGGACAAGTAATGGATTACAAGTATACCACAACTTTTGAGTCCCCCCTTTTAGCCTGTGAAATCAACGAATCTTCTTTGATATCGCAAGCGTCGTTGGATAACTTAGCCCCTCTCGTTCCAACCGACATAGACTACGATAGCAATATTGATTTGTTGGGCGTGGCTTTTAACGCTGCGGTTGTTAACAAGTTCAATAAAAACGGCGACGGCATGGACACGTCCACAGCCCTAAGGTATACAAAGAATTTTGTTCATAAGCCTACAAACATAGAACACGATAAACAGAAGGTTGTGGGACACATAGCCTCTGCGGGTTTTA